TTTTTTTGCTTGAAATAATTGTAATTGATCGTATCCCACATTCGCACTTGTGCAAACGTGTCCGTGTAGTTTACTTTGGCATCATACGCAAGTGCCACGACCATCTCAATCAACTTTAACTTTTCTTCCAGCTTTTTGACAAGCTCAACGTCTTTGATGTTATACTCAATGAACTTTTGATAGTTTTGTTTGTATAGTGTATGAAGATCACCATACTCTTCATATGAAATCTTCTTCTCGCCAAGCTCAACATACGCAACGTAATTTAACTTCTCGCTTTCTTGTCGCGGTTGATATTTACGATACAGCTCGATGTAATCAAGTGTTGATATACCAACAAGCTCAACAACCTGATGCATACGTCCTTTGTATGCAGCTTGTCGTGTTGAAAGATATTTCCAGGGAGAAATGCGCTTGGCTTCTTTGTCGCCGAACAAACGAGATATGCGATTTACAATATATGGTATATCGTAAAACTGTACGTTCCATCCAGTTACAATATCCGGAGCAAGATGTTCCCAATGAGACATGAAGCGTTGTAACAAATCAGTTTCATTCTCACAACGAATGTACTTGATATTTTCATTGTCAGTAGTGAACTCCCCACAACCAAAAACTACATATGTGCCGTTCGATTCTATCGTAATGGCTATTACCTGCTCAAACGGATTCTCTGGTGGAGCAAAGCCGCCTTCAGATGCAACCTCTATATCTATATTCGCCACAACAAGGCGAGAGAAGTCATATTCAACCATGTTAGGGAATGCATCGCCTAAGTGAACATATTGATACTTTGTGTTTCCATAATATACAAAGTTATCCACGCCATCATACTTGCGAACAAAGTCTTTGGCATCGTTGATGTCATCAAACTCAATCTTATCAACGAACTTTCCGTCGAGAGTTTTCCACTTTGTTTGCTTGTTAGTTGGGACAAACAACTTTGGCCGAAATGTAAACTTGTGAGTAACTCGTTCTCCACCTTCGATACCCCGGTAAAGAATGTTGTTTCCGATGCAGGTGCAGTTTGTGTAGAATTTTTCTGACATGATATACAGTTTGACACATTTTTGAGTTTGTGTCAATTTCTATATTAGACGCCGGTGATGCCACGGCCAGAAGGTATGATAATACCAGAGCCAAACACTGAATTGTACTTGTTTAATATCTCAACCACAGGCTCATACTGACACAGAACATTTGAGAGAGAAATGGTAATTGTTTTCTGTGCTGATAATGGTGCAAAAGGTGCCATGTGTATATCAACATTCTTTGTGTCACTATTTGATAACGCAGCAATCTGTATTGGATTAGTTATATTTACTTTGTCGTTTTGTGTTTCGCTAGGAGTTACTTCACCTAAAATTTCTTCACCTGTTATCAATCGTGTTATCAATATAGTCATAATTACTCCTCGCTTAAAAACAATTCTCGCTCCGCTTTTCTTCGTCTAGTTAGACCTTTAGAAACAACCTTGTTTGCTCGGTTCCATTTTAAGAACTCATCGGCAGCCTCGGCTTTCTTGGATGCGTTGAGTTTTTTAAGTAAGGTCGATTTCTTAAAGTTACCTACCCCAACATTATACACAAAAGATACAAGAGCGTCAAACTGATTTTGATTTAATTCGACCGTTACGTTTTGGTTGACAGAATCCTCAAACACTTTAAGATCCTGCTCTAAGAACAATTCTGCCTCTTGAGTTGTTATCTTAACATTTTCTGTAACTGGTTTTCCATTGATTCGTGTGGTTCCATAACCTACTGTCCAAACATTTGCTTGGCACAAATATGCTATTGCTCTAAAGCCTTCAAACTCTTTTATGATGGCTTTGCCGCGCTCAGATGCCTTTTTCCTCATGACTGTATTCGCCTTAAATAAACATCTTCACATGTAATAAAATGGTGTGGTCCTGTGTTTGTTAATGTAAACAAATAACTTGCTTGATCTGCGTCATATCTCTCATCACACACAGCGGCGTTACAAAAATTAACATTCTTCATAGCATCGCTAATGTAATGTCCGTTACCACTATGTATGTGACCAAAAACATGAAGAAAAAGATCCTTTAGTTGAGTGACACGATTTAACAAATCTATACACCCGGCGTGTGTTGTATCAACCAGATCACCAATTCCATGTGGAGGGCCATGTGTGATTAATACATGAACATCATCGGGAATATTCGACCAAATGTTTTTGAGTCTTTCGCCTCGGGGTACATTAAAGGCCCAGCGATTGAATTCTGGCTGCCACGGAGAACCATAAAACTTAATACCATCAATTTCTATGGATGAATCCTCTAAGTAAACGGCTTTGTCGCCCAGAGCATTGTGTAAAACATCTAGGCACAAAGGGCGATTCTTCATAAAACAAAAATCGTGATTTCCTGCCACCAGTATAGCCTTGTTGAATTTGTCAGACTGGTTCTTTAGCCAGTCAACAAAGTTTTCGAGTTGCCAAATTTCACCACTTGAGCAAACATCTCCTGCAATTATGAGAACATCACAGGGTATTAATTCCAATCGATTCTGTTTCTGGTGTAAATCAGATACACATAAAATTCTCATACTAAACTCCAGTTGAGCCAAAACCACCATTTCTAGTAGTCTTTTTTACCGGCTCTGTATGAGTTTCTAGTATAGCACATCTGGAATCTTTTACAAGCTCCCCTTGGCATATTCTATCGCCATGGCGGATAGTAATATCGCAAGCAGAAAGGTTTATCACAGAAACAAAAACCTCATCGACATAATCAGCATCTATAACACCCTCGCAGTTTGATAGGCTTAATCCATGCTTAAATGATAGTCCTGATCTTGGATGCAAGCGCACAGAATGTCCATCAGCAATATCAAATTTTAATCCTGTGGGTATGAGTGCTCGTGTACCGGCTGGGAGATGAATTTCACCTTTACTATCTACGGCAAAGAATCGTGTGTGCTCAGATGAACCAAATGGGCTTGGCGGAAAATGAACAAAAGATTTAATCTGAACACCTTCTACTAAACATGCATGAATATCAAAACATGCAGAACTGGCAGTGGCGTAACTTGGAATTATTGCGTTAGGAACGCACCGGAAAATTGAAAGCATAAAATACTATTCTTTAGTTGTGCTAGGATCCTTTTTCTTAGCACTACCTATATTGTACTTTGCTTCTAATTTCCATTCAACTTTTTCTTTATGTGGAACTATCTTAATTGTGGAAACAGAGGCAACCGGCGCGGCGCTTTTACTCTTATCCAATAAATTAACTAGGCGCCATTCGGCAAGCATATTAGCTATTGTGTTTCGTCGGGCAATGTCATCGTCACTGATTTGTGTTGGTTTGCCATCCAACTTAAACAATTCTTTGAAGTGTACGATATAGTAGCGACTTTTCTTGGTAACTTTATCTCGTTTGTGGAGAATATGGCAGCTTTGATATAAGGTTTTATCTTTCTTGGAAGCTACACCTATGCGAGTAAGTGTCTCCTTTACCTTGAGAAAATCGTCAGGAGAGGTTAGAGTTATTTCGATTAAACTGTCAATCACATCGGACATGGTTTTGCCTAATCATAAAAGCGTTACGTTACTTTATATTTAGTAGTTTGCGTATCGCTAAAATAAGGCGCCGTGATAGTGAAATTGGCCTAGGGCAAATTTTTTCCTGAATCTGTTTTAATATCCTAGAACAGTCTTTAATGTTTTGATTATTGTCCTCAATCAGGAGGGAGATTTGTTTTGCTGTCTCTACCAATTCATCCAAAGATTGCTCATTTGGTTTTTTGCTTGCCATCTTTCACACCACCTTTGCTAACACGGGAGCGCATATACGTTAGATCATCATCAGTAAATATTGGAAGCATTTCTTTAGCTCGAACCTCGGTGCAGTTGTGATACTCTCGTATAACATCTATATCATCCTGACGTTTGTGTTTGATGTATTTGAAGTATCTCTTGCGTTTTGTAATTGCATTTAGGTAGTAATCATACTGCATACGTTTAGGCAAATGATAATTCATGTTCATTTCATTTGCATACAGTATCGTTGTAATGTCCATGGAAAGAAATCGATTGACCATATATGATCGGTAATCTTTTTCTGTATCATCCGTGAGGATATCACGCTTCAGATGTGATACATCATTAATAAAATCAAACAGCTTATTGTCTTTCATATAAACTTACAATCATGACCAAGTTCAATCAAACATGCCATAAGGTTAATCTCTTGATCAACAACATGATAATTCATGTATTTTGCTATCGTTAAGATGGCCTGAGGAATGGATGATGGCTCCATATGTTGTTTCAAATGATCATAAATCTTTCGATATATTGTCGCAGGATCATTGTCGGCATTTTCAACAACCCACTCACGAACGCCAGGGTAGTCTTTATCCTTTAGCATTTTGTAAAGTCTGGATACATTCAAGTCACCAGCAAAAGTTAAAATACCCTCGTCAATTTTGCCATGCTCTTTACTAAACGTCTGCAACTCATTTAACAGTCGTCTTAGGTCAGGAAAATACTTAACAACTATGGCAGCAAGTGCTTTGCCGTCATACTCGATACCCTCTTTTTCCAGTATCTTTACAACACGAAGGTAGCAAGCCTCAATAATTTGTTTTCTCTCAGTCTTGCCGATACGGAACTCTTTAATAGAGCAACGTGACTGAATTGGATCGATAATCTTATTCTTGAAGTTGCAAGTAAGAATAAAAGCACAGTTCTTAGAGAACTCTTCCATAACTCCGCGAAGGGCTGGCTGAAAGCTCTGTGGATTAAGATAGTCTGCCTCATCGAGAATGATGACCTTTCTCTTACCATTAAACGATATGGCAGATGCAAACTGTTTTACGGTTGTTCGTAGTGTATCAATGTTTCTATCATCAGATGCATTGATTAACAAATAGTCATAGTCTAAGGCTTTACAAAGTGCTTTTGCAACAGTAGTTTTGCCGACGCCGGCGGTACCACAAAGAAGCATATGTGGCAATTCACCAGTTTTGACAACACCATTAAATGTGTCTTTTAGACTTTGTGGTAAAATACACTCATCAATAGTCTGTGGTCTATATTTTTCCATCCAGACTATATGACGGCGCTCTTGAGAAAGCTCACTCATTGTATCACCCACAAATAATATAAATTAACTACTCTTGTGCTTTTGCCGCTTCGGCTCGGCGTCTGCTATCTAAATCAAGTTCTGCTATTGCTCGGTTTGCAACATCAACTGCCTCTTCAACCGATTTGCATTTACCAACAACAGCCGAGAACACAATCGACTTAGCAAGCAGATATACATTATACTTGATAAGGTGTCCTAATACAACAAATTCATCTAAATTGGATGGCTCTTTACTCTGGACTGTTTTCTTTTTTGTCATTGGCATCACCATTAAGTTGTTCTAGGCTTTGTTTCCACTGCTGGATTCTATGCTTTAGTTTGGCAATTTTAACAGGACTCTTTGCAGTGGTTAATTGATCTTGCAAAACAACAATAGCCCGGGAAGCGTGTTGTTGTATCTTCTCACGGGCTTTTGTTGCATACTCTTGTAAAGTTATACTCATCGAGACTCCATTACGATCCAGTATTGAACACCAGATGTCTTGCCAACAAAGTGTGCAACCGTCGGAGAAACTTCTACAGAATATGTGTCTGGAAGAACCTTTAGATTCTCGAACAACATATTACAAGCAGTCTCGCTTAGAGATTCACCATTCACGTCTAAAGTTACCTTGCCAAGTGACTCATTGGAAACATCTTGTGCAATAACTTTAATACCAGAGGCATCACTAACAAACGTAACATGAGTCAATCCAAGAAGAGATGCGGCCTGACGTAAACTCTTTAGATCGTCCTCAGTAAGAGTAAACTTTTGAATAATAGACTTCTCATCAAATACAGATGGGATCTTCTTACGAGTGGGCGCAGCATCCTGAACAACAGAAGGATCTGCATAGATGAAATCGATTGAACGGTTATTACACTTAACAACAACCTTATCACTGTTAAAATCCAGATCTGGACTATCAAACAAAGAAGTTACACCAAGAAATCGATTTAGATCATACAATGCACAGTCTCGTGGAAGAGATTCCGCAATAGAAGCATCAGCAACAATTCTCTTTTGTGGATCAACTGTAATGATGTTGTTACCCTTTCGGATAAAGATTGTGTTGTTAATATCAGAAAAGTTTCTGAGTATTTTAATTGTGTCATTAGAAAGTTTCATCACTATCACTCCAGTCAAAACAATAGGCAGCATGATCATATCAACCATGCTGCCGTTAGTCAATTAATTATTAAGCATCAAACGAATTAAGGAGTGACTTTGGAGTGGAAGAAACATCAAGGCGATATGCAGTCACCCTACGTCCCTTATTTGCTCCACCCTTAACAGTTACCTTATTGGTAAAGATTGGGAAGCCTTCCTCACGAAGCTCATGAATTCGAGCGGCGAGTCGGGCAATACCATACTTACCCTTTGCCTCGGCTACAGTAAGATTCTTTCCTGTGCTGAGACGACGAACTAGCTTTACGGTCTGTGATGCAGTATTTGGCATAATTATCCTTTATATAAAGTTACATTACAAAGTAGTGGCTGACCACTTGTCATATACAATAGCACGAGAAAAAACTGGTAGCAAGGTATTAATAAAAAAAGCCCGTGTTACCAGAATTGATAACACGGGCTGGGATGTAGTTAGGTTACTTATGTCAATTAAGACTGGTTAGTAAGAATGGAAAGGATGTCATCATCCTTAGACTCCAACGAACCACCTTCATTCGCCGAGTCAGGTTTTGAGCCGTCGTCCATGTTTAAGTATGGATCGATCTGCTCATAGAAGCTCAGGAACGAAGATTTGGTGCTCTCATCGAATCGTGCAATACACAACTCGATGGCTTGCTTACGGCGCTCGCCGATTAGTTTCTTGTCATTCTCATCAGATGGATGACCAAGAATAACGTAGGCATTTACAATATGAACCAAACGGCGGGTGCTGATTAGGTCAGATGTACTGCCGTTCTCGAATGACTTACGAGTGCCGAATGCCCAGGAAACTAGCTTCATGATGAAGTCCTCAACACAGTCGGACTTTAATCCATGTGAGCTAAAAAGTTTCTTGAGAATGTTTTTCTCAACCTTCTCTTCTGGATACTTCTGCTCAAACGTGGCACAAAACCGTTCAAGGAATGCCTCATTAAGGATGTTGGTTCCAACGAACTTACCAGTCTCAGAACCCTGTCCTTTAGTGTTTGCAGTGGCAACAATCGTGAAACCAGGAGCTGGTTTAACGAATTGGTTTATCTTCTTGAGAAGTATTCCTTTACCCTCAAGTACAGGCTGCAAACAAAGTAGCTTATTACTACCAAGATCAACCTCATCGAGTAATAAGACACCACCAGACTTCATGGCACGAATAACAGGTCCGTCAAACCACTTTGTTGAGTCATTGACAAGACGGAATCCACCAAGAAGATCATCCTCATCGGTTTCAATCGTAATGTTTACACGATACAACTCACGGTCATGTTGGGCACACGCTTGCTCAACACCAAAGGTTTTACCGTTACCGGAAAGTCCCGTGATGAAGATTGGATAAAACAGTCGGGAACTTAGAATACGAGCAACGAGATCATACTCACCGTGTTTGACGAATAATCGATCTACTTCTGGAATATGATTCTCACGAGGAACTTCACCAATAAAGTTATGAATAACCGATGGGCTATTCTCTGTGGCGAGAGGCTCTGGATTACTGATAACAAGCGGAGCACTTGTTTGCTCAGCCGTGTTGATATAGGTCGAACCTACGCAATACTGGCCTCGGCCACGCTTGAATTCGTCGCCGAGAAGAAACCAACGAGCGTTGGTGAATCCATTAGACTTAATGAATTCCTTAACATCATTCCGACGCACGGTTTTGTGACCGAACTCGGCGATAAAGGCATTAATAAAGGCTTGTTTATTTTGTTTTGTGTTCATAATAACCTCACAATACTACATCATATAGGATCTATTTTATCAAAGTTCCCAGCTATTGTCAATAGCTTATTATATCTAGTATAATCAACTACTTAGACTCTGTTTGAGAACGTTGTTTGTATGCACGAGTCAACAGGTTTTCGGGGGTTTCCACACTCTCAAACACGAAGGTTTTATGGTTTCGCATTTTGGTATAGAACTGTCCTATCTTCTGTGCTACAAACTTTCCAGCTTCAACTTCGGTGTTTTTTCCCGGCCATTTGCCGGTAGTAGTTCCGATCAAGATGGCCTTGTCTCCGGAATGATCTTTATACAACACCGAATCTTGATTGTACTTTGCACCCATACGCATCAAGAAATACTTTAGCTTATTGGCATCATTCTTATTTGAGATAACAAGAAAAGACTTCTCTTGAACCTTTAGCTCATCTTCTTGTCCTGGATTCTCAATGTAGAATCCTGTAACTGGAACGTAACCGAAGCCATTAGTCCTGATAGCAGTCTGTAGCTCACGGTTGCGCTTTTCGTTAGTATCAACATCAAGCTCTCCACGAAAGGCAGTTATCATGCCTATGTTTGAATCAACTGAATGTTGATATATTCTACCAAGATTCAACTCATGAAGTTGGTTCTGTTTGAATGTAAATACCATCGCAACCTCTACTATGAAATATGGTCGATAAACCTATTTAACAAGATTCGGCTAGTGACTTTTTGCTTCATGAAGTTATTGAAATTCTTTTGAATAGTTTTCATGGCTTTTTTAGCTTGCTTCTGGTCATCCCAGTCAACTGTAGTGTCGATGTTTCCATTGAAGTGATCATCTGAAACATTGAGATTAGAGCCAGCAGGAATAAAGTAGTAAGCATCGTATCCAGGAACACTGTTAAACTCAACAAACTTGTGAGTCTTAAAGTTTTCCATGTGCTTACCCTCTTCGGTGGTGTTCTTACAATGACGGCTTATTGCCCATGATATATCACGCTTGCGAATAATATGGAAACCAATAGTCTTTACA